GTGTAGCCGATCACGCTCGCGGTGGTCGCCGCAACCCCGAGTTCTACGGCGGCGGCTGCGATCAGTTCCGGCACGCTAGACTCTCCATGCCGTCGAGGCACGCGACAGCGGAACCACCAGCAGCCCCGTCGGGCCGGGCGCGGCGACCTGCGCGCCGATGCACACGCCGAGCGAGTCCCGGCCGTCGACCAGCAGCAGCACGACGTCCCCGCGCTGCGCGAACGCAGGCGAGGCGAGCGGCTCGCCCAGGTGATCGGTGACGTGCTCGCCCAGCGCGCCGCTCGAGGCGACTAAACGCGCGTAGTCGGCCGCCGACTCTACGGTCGGCACTTCCATCGCGTGCCCGGTGATCGCTTCGAGCGCACCGGCCGTGAAGGTCGCGCAGTCGTGCGCGCCCCAGGCGAACGGGGTGTCGCGGTGCGCGTCCAGGTACGCGGCCAGCCGCTCCGGCCAGTCCTCGAGCCGCTTCATCGCTGCGCCTGCGCCGACGGAAAGATGATCAACCGCTCGGCCATCTCGGCCGAGAACTTGAAGAACGTGTCACCGGGCGCGAACTTCAGCTGGTCCTCGTTCGTGTAGCGCCGCACCGCGGCACCGAGCAGCGATGCCATGCGCGACTCGGCCGTGATCGACACCGTCGTCGTGACCACCCCGTCATCGTCCGGGGACTCGCCGATCGCTGGCGCATCGAGCAGCCCTTGAAACTCGACGACCGGCGTATCGATCAGCGCGATCGGATTGGCGTTCGGGTTCAGCACCCCCAGCCACAGCGTGGCCCGCTTGCCCTGGGACTGCGTCGACAGCGCCTGCGAGATCCGCGACGAGGCGACGCCGGCGAGCGTGAACCGCACCGCCGTCGACTCGACGGCCGAGGACTCGACGATCGGCTCGATCTGCACGACGTCGCCGATGCCCTTCCACGTGTACGAGTTCCACACCATGTCGGCGCCGGCGGTCACGTACCGCTCGAGGCCCTCGGCCCAGTCGACCTCGGCGAAGATCACCGGCATCCCGAACGCTGCCTCGAGCGCGGCCTGCTGATCGACCGAGATCGACTTCACGAGAGCACCTCGACGAACGACAGCGAGATCGGCTGCGCGTTGCGGGCGCTCGATGTCTGCTTCCAGGAGCCGTCGACGAGCTTCCAGAGCGCGCTCGGGCGATCCCAGACGATCGCCGCTCCGTTCGCCGCGGACGCCCGCAGCGCCGGCTCGATGGTGAGACTCACGGTGCCGCCGGAGATCGTCCCGCCGACCACGACGCGCACGAGCTGCACCGCGTAGGCGGCGGTCGTGGTCACGCCGAGCATGTCGCCGGCGAGCACCGTCTGCCCGTTCGTGCCGGCGATCACCAGCGTCGTCGCCCCCTGGGCGTGCACGCCCGATACCGTCGGCGAGCCGCGCAGCGTCCCGTAAGGGACCGGATGCTGAAAGTGGTGAAACACGGCGCGATTCGCACCGTTTGCGATCCGAGAGATCCAGGCTTCCTGTTGCGCGCGCTCGGCGAACGACACGGTCGGGGGAAACGTGACATCGGCCACCCAGCGATGCGAGTACGGCACTTCGCCGACCTGCGCGTCGCCGCCCATCGGCGGCTCGCCGCTCGTGCGCCGCTTGCGGAACTCGCCCCAGGAAAGCACCTGAGGCGCGAGTAGCTTGGTCGTCGGCCAAGTCAGATTCGCCATTAGACCGCCCCCGCCATGCCACGCGCTTGCATGTCGTACTGCTTTGCGATCGTGCCGGCCTGCGCACGCTGGATGTCCGCGACGATCACCGAGCGATCGGTGCGGCTGTCGATGTTGTAGACGTAGGTGATCGACCCCGCCGACCCGCCGCCTCCCTTGACGGCGAGCGGCACGGCGGCCGGCAGGATGTCCCACGCACCGTTTGTGGCGGCGCTCGTTGCGGCGGTCGCGCCGCCGCCGAACAGGGACTGGATTCCGCCGGTGAGTGCGCCCGCGATCGGCTCCGTGACAGTCTTGCGCAGGAAGATCCGCGCAACGTCCTGTGCGAGCCCCTGAAGCACGTCCGACAGCTTGCTACCCCCGACGATCGCCTTCTCGAACGCCGACTCGAAGGTGAGCCCAAGATCACGCGCTGCGTCCTGAACCTTCTCGGTTTCCGATTTCTCCGCCTGGATCGTGGAGAGCATCTGGATCGTGACCGCCTTGCGGGCACGAGCGGCCTGGTCCGCATCCTCGAACCCGCCGGCCGCCTCGATCTGGCTGATCCGTTCGAGCTCGAGCCGGTACTTTCGAGCAGGGTCGGCGAGGTTCTCCCAGATCTCGATCTGCTGCTCGCGCTCCTCCCGGGCTCGGCTCGTGAGATCGTTGATCGCCCGGATGTCGGCTTCTTCGGACTGCGCGGCCTCTTTTGAGACGCGTTCCTGTTCCTTGATTCGGTCGATCTGCACGGCCCGGAGCAGAATCTGCTGCTCCAACGTCGGGGTGAGCCCGTCGATCTCGCCTCGGCCGATCTTCGCCAGAATCTGCTGCTCCAGCGTGAGCTGCTGGGTGACCTCAAGTTGCCCGGTCAGCGTCTGGAGTAGCCGCTCGGCCTCCGACTGACGTTGCGCGGCGGCGGCCTTCGGGGGCGGGGCTTCCTTGACCTTCGGGGCCGGCGGCTTGTCCGTGTCGCCGTAGCCCGCATTCCCGAACAGCAGCTCTCGAGGGGTCGGGCCATTAACTTGGCGTTGCGCTGGCCGCAGCGCGTCGATCGACTTGCGCACCCGCGCGATGCGCGCGTCGAAGTCGTCAAGGGCCTCCTTGGAGAACCCGAGCCGCTCGGCAACGGATCGCTGCTCCGTCAGCCCGGCCAGGTCCTTCTCGAGATCTGCGATCGCCTTGTTCGGCCCGAGGACACCGCGGATCTGGTCCCACATCGTCCCGCCAGCCTTCCCGGTCTCTCGGAACCGCTCGGCTAGGTCTGCCAGCGCCGGGATGATCTGGGCGGCGATCGACTGCACTACCAGCTCGCCGTCGCGCTTGATCGCCCGCCAGGCGTTCGCCAGACGCTCCGCCTCGGCCGCCGCTTCGGCGGACACGGTCGCCGACTCCTTGGTCCGCGTCGCGAGATCCTTGAGAAACGGGAGCGCCTCGGCCCCCGATTTCCCGAGCAGCACCTGCGCAAGCGCCGTCTTGTTCGTGCCGTCCGAGTAGAGCGCGAGCTGGCGCGCGACGTCGTCGAGAACCGCGCCGGTCGACCGAAGGTTTCCGTCGGTGTCCTTCGTCGCGATCCCGAGCGCCTTGAACGCCTGCGCCTGAGCCGAGGTCGGTTCCTCCGCCTCGCGCATTGCCTTCGCGAGCTTGACCGCGTAGTCGGTGATCTGCTCGAGCCCAACCCCGGTCGGCGCGACGGTGTTCAGGATCGACGAGAGTTCCTCGACCGACGCGCCGGTCGACTCGGCGGCGTCGTCCAGATCGGCCAGTTCGGTCACCGCTGCCGCGAAGCGATCCAGCACCACGCCGACCGCGAGCCCGCCCGCGATCGCCCCGAATCCCGCGGCGATGCCGGCCGCCGCCGACTGCGCCTTCTGCGCGAACCCCGCGAGCTGCGACTCCGCGCGGCCAAGACCGGCCTCGAGGTTCGCCAGCTTCGCGTTGATGTCGATCGTCAGTGCGGCGAACGCCATGCCCTCACTCCTTCGGTCGCAACCCTTCGCGGATCACCGCCCAACGGCGCACGAGCTCGCCGGCATCGTCGATGCCGAGCGCCTCGCACACGTAGGGGATCGCTGCCCACTCGCCGCCGTTGGCGAGGTTCCACGCCTCGATCGCGGCGGCGTCCTCGACGCCTAGGGCCGGCGCAGGCTCGTCCTCGTCCCTCGTCGCCTGCCAAGCGAGGAACGCGGTCAGTTTTTTGCGGACGCCTCGCGTGCCGCTCGCCGCGCGGCAAGCTGATCGAGCACCGCGGCGGCGAGTTCCGAGAACGTCTCCGGCTGATCCTCGATCCAGGTCATAAACAGCTCGGTCGAGAACTCGACCGGCGAGTCCCCGCCGCCGGCCAGAAGTCCCGCCTCGTCCATCTGCCAACCGACGACCGACTCTCGGATGAGCTCGACCATGAAGGCGGAACCATCGCCTCGTGTGCGTTCGCGAAGCCGCGCTAGCGGCAAGTCCCCCATCCGACGGACCGTGAAGTTGCGCCCACCGGCGGTGACCTGCTGCTCGCGCAGCGCGAGGATCCGCCGCTGCAGCGCGTCCATCAGGTCGTGTACTTCACGTCACGGTTCGAGCGCCGGATCACGGTCAGCGAACCGGTGATCAGCTGGTTCACCTGCACGCTCTCGCCGACCGTCGACGGGATTCCCGCGAGCAGCCGCTTGTGGCCCGACGCTTTCGTGAACCGGAACGGCAGGATCGTCCCCGCGTACGCCGCGGTATCGATCGCCGACTGGACCGAGGCCGAGTAGTCGGTGAACAGGTTGATCGAGACGTCGGCAAGCGAGATCAGCCCCGCCTGCGACTGGCGCGCGACATCGAGAAGCGTGGTCGCGTCGAGCGACTCGACCTGGCCGGCACCGAAGTCCACGCTGGTCGCCTGAGCGAGCGTCGACCAGGTGTTGATCTTCTGCACGCCTGCCGAGGCCGACCAGGTGCCGAAGTTTGTGCTGTCGATGCCCTCGAGCGTGAACGCGCTCGCGGTCGGCGTCGGCGACGCAGCGACGCGCGCCACGACGTACGACAGCTCGACCATCCCGTCGACCTGGCCCATGTACACGTAGTCGCCGGCCACCACCGAGAATCCGCTGCCGGAGACCACCGCGGCAGACGCCTTGCTGATGCCGGTGACGCTCATCGCCGCGGCCAGCGCGGTGCCCACTTCGGTCCGGTAGCCCCGGCCTGCTTCGATGCCCATTGCGGACTCCTAAAATGACGAAGCCCCGCACTCGGCGGGGCTGGTTGCGGAAAGGTCGGCAGTCACGACCACCAGTCGAACTCCACGGACTCGACGTGCAGCCCGATTTCCAGGTCGAATCGCCCGTCTCTAGCTGCGCAGGGCACGACCACGGCGGCAAATGCGCCCACGACCGCATCCGCCACTTCTTTGGCCTGCGCGATGCCCTCGGCCCAGCACTCGACGACGATCCGCGACTGCGACGCGAGCACGACTCCCTCCAGCCCCGAGATCGGGTCTGTACGGATCGCGTACGCCGCGGACGGCATCGGCTCCCCTTGGGCGATCACGCTCGGGTACATGCGGAAGGACGATCCGACCCCCAGCAGCGCCGTCAGCGGCGCATGTCCGCTCATCACGTCGAACACGTCGGAATCGATGCTCATCGGCGCCCGTTCTCCACCACGATCGCGCGCATCAGTTCGTCCGAGAAGGCACGCGCCGCCTCCTCGCCCCTTGATTGCAGCGCAGGCCCGAGGAACGAGCGCGCGGCCATCTTGCGCGTCCCTTGCTCAAGGAAGCGGAAGTAGAACGGGTCGCGTGGGTTGCGACCTGCCCCGAATCCTGCGGCTTTCCCGGCCGCAATCTGCTTTCCGGTCCGGCGACGCACCGTCACGTAGACGCCGACGTCGCCGCGGCGACGCGCGAGGCGCGAGGCTCGCACGGCGATCGAGCGCCGCACCAGCCCGCGGATCCTGTACTTCGTCGCGGTCTGCAGCACCGGCGCACGCGCGCGCGCTTCGGTCTGGATCACCCGGCCGGACGCACGCAGAGCTTTTCGCACTGCCCCGAAGCGCAGTTTCCTCGGCAGCTCCGCGAGCGCACGCTGCGCGTCCTCTAGGCCCGAGATGCGGATCACCTCACCGGCCATCACGCACCCCTCGCCGCACGTACAGGTCCACCAGCCGCCCTCGGCCATCCACAGGCACAGCGGGGCCGGCCAGGTCGTAGCGTTCCCCCCGCCAGGTCACCCTCATCTCAGGATCGACGCCGGCCAGACGGCGAATTCTGAACCGCGCCTCGAACTCGCCCTGCAGCTGCGCGCCAGCCAGCCGCTCGTCGACGCGCGCGGGCAGGTAGCGCGCCCACACAGTCGCAAAGGCCGACCAGGTTTCGACCTCCTCGCCGATCGCGTTGCGTGCCACTGCCTTGTGCTCGATCGTGATGCGCTGGTCGAGCTGGCCAGCCGGCTGGATCACAGCGGGTGCACCCGGTAGCGGTCGAGCAGCGCGCGCGCGAACCCCTGCGGAAGCGCCGGCCGGTCGGTATCGGCCTCGCGGCTTGCATACAGCGTCCCGACGGCGAGCAGGATCCACTGCTGCACCGCGGCCGGACAGCTCGCCCATCCGGCAGCGTAGGTGACCCGCACGGCATTCGCCTCGTCGCGGGTGGCGGGCCAGTCGAAGTCGTAGGCCGGCAGCAGCCAGGCGTCGATCTGCGCATCGTCCAACGCGTAGTTCGCACCGGCAACAGTCTGCAGCGCCCCCGCGTCGTCAACGTACTGCAGGGAGGTGACCGAGATCACCGGGCCGCGCGGAAGTCGGATCGCGCCGCTCGGAAATACGTCCAGCATCAGCTGCAGCGTCTGCGGCGCGACCGACCGGTCCAGCTCCTGCTCGGCCTGCTCGCGCGCGGCCGAGATCAGGCGCGCGATCAGCGCGTCCTCGTCTGTGCCATCCACGCGCAGGTGCAGCTTCGCCTCGGCCAGCGTCACCGGCTCGGTGGCCGGCGGCGTCAAGATCCTGATCCCCATCAAGCCCTCCGAGCCGTCTGCACGTTGCGCCGACCGGCGTTCTGCACCTGGCGCCCAGACCCGCGACGCACGCCACCGCCCGCGAGCTTCATCGCCTGCGCGGCGAGCGTCGCGTCGGCCAGCGTGATCGCCAGCTCGCCCGTGATCACCTGCGCGCCGAACCCGGTCGCCGAGAGCGTCGCGTCGCCGAGCGTCGCCGAGACCGCCCCGGTAATCTCGATCGCCCCCGAAGCCGACAGCGCCGCATCGGCGAGCGTCGCGGCCACCTGGCCGAGGATCGCGACCGTGCCGGTCGACACCACCGTCGCGTCG